GGAGGATCGCGTTACGGATCGTATTCACGAGGTCGCCTTCGCTGGTTACGCTGCCGTTGATCACGATATTGACGTTTGCTCCGCCCATCGATCCCATCCGGTTGAGTGGAATGATTGCCTCTGGCCCTGCTTCACCGATGAGGGCCGTTGTTGGGCTGGTGACGATGCCGCCGCTGGCCAGTTTGGGGATCCCTCCGCCCATCGCAGCTGCCATCTCTGGATTGTAATAATTTAAATTCCCACCCATATCAACGCGAGCGCCGCCGTATAGGACGCGTGGATCGTATGGCCCTGAAATCGCTTCTCCCTGTCGAGCCTTGATCAATGCATCGACTTCTGGTTTTGTCTTTGCTGTTAGATCTATTTGTGGAAGAAGCTCAGGAGGTGGTGTGGTGGTAAGCCTTGCATTCGTTGCTGCGATGTAGGCATTGAGCGCTTTGAGTGCGTTGTTCCATGAATCAGCTGCTTGATTTCCTGGTGTTGGCCAGAGCGTGGATGGAACCACGCCGGCTGCGACTTGGTTTGCATAGGCAGTTACTTCTGAACTGGTCAATTTCCACTTTGCAGTTAAAGCATCTATTTCTTTTGGATCTAGTTTTCCATCGTTGATTGCTTTGAAGAAGTCGAGGTACATCTCTGCTTGCTGCTTTGTTACTCCCCATTGCTTTGCAAGCAAGTCGATTTCAGATGTAGAAAGTTTGGCGTCGTTGGTTGCGAAGATTGCAGTTGTATAAGCAACAACGGCTTCCTTGCTGATTCCCCACTTAAGAGCGAGGATTGCAATTTCTTCAGATGAGATTACTTGATCTGAAACAACGCCGAGCAATTCGCTATATCTTTGAAGCGCTTGGTTTGCTTTCACTTGCGCTTCAAGATTGGCAATGATCGCGTTGATGCGTGCTGCTTCTTGAACGTTTGCCTGTCTTAGAATATTTAAGCGTGCGGCTTCGAGCTGGATTGGATCGGTTTCTGTTGTTGGCTTGATACCTAATTTTGCCAACGCAGCGAGCGCCTTTTGTGTCTGAATAAGTTTCAGGTCTGCTGCTGTGAGCGCCTTTGTCTTTCCTGCTGCTTTTCCTAAATCTATATTTAGGTCTTCAATGCTGCCGAGGAATCCTTCAGTTGCTCCGTCTAATCCATCAAATGAGAACTGTAAATCTTCGCCGGTTCCTTCTAATGCACTCATCTCGCCGTTTGCTTTTCTGACGACAAGATAAAGGCCGCCAAGTGTTGCCGCGAATGCTGCGACGCCGGCGACGGCTGCTGCTACTGAAATTCCGCCGGTTGCTGCTGCCTGCGCTGCTGCTGCTCCAAGTGCTGCAGCTCTGATCGCCTGGTAAGCCTTGACCAGTCCTTGTATCGCTGTAACGAATGCGATCACTTTGGCTGCTACGAATGTCGCTGCAAATATCGCGCCAAGTGTTACGAAGAGGGTTTTGTGCTTTGCTACGAATGCGAAGATTTTAAATAGTATGAATCCGAACGCGATTACTGCCTTGATCGCCTTCGTCATAACAGCGACAAGCTTGTCGCCGTTCTCTGATAGCCATTCCTGAATTGCTGGGATCACCTTTGTGGTTAAGATTGAGAACAATTCTTCTATGGTAGGCAGGAGTGCTGTTCCGAGCGTTTCTTTCGCTTCGTCAAATGCGATCCCCAGACGTTTCATTCTGAATTCGAAGGTGTTTGCTCTGGTTGCTGCTGCTCCACCGAATGTCTTTGCTGTCAGCGCAAGGACGGCGTTGAGATCTTTGGATTTTGTCATTGCGTCCGTAATTGGGACGCCGAGATTCTTCAGCGCTTTATAGTTTCCTTGAAGCGCCTTTGTGACTGCGTTTGTTGCTGCGTCAAGGTCGACGTTGCCGCCGGCTGAAACGTCGAGCGCTAATCCTAGAAGTTTCTGTGCGTCTGTAACGCTGCCGGTTACTGAGGCGAGTTTGGAAAGCGCCGGACGAAGGTTTTCGTCAACCTCTCCAAATGTGCGCTGAATCTTGTCGATCCACGCTTCTGTTGCAGCGATCGCTTCGTCTGTTGCGCCGGTGGTGTTCTTGAGTGAATTGGCGAGGATGGCCTGGGATTTTTCGTCTGCGATCGCAGCCTTGACTGAATCGACGCCGATCTTGATCGCGAATGCTGCGCCGGCTGCTGCAGCCAGTCCGAATGCCTTGCCTACCTTGCCTGCAAATTTATCGAAATTCTTGCCGAGCTTGTTGATGTCGCGAGCTGCTGCCTTGCTGCCCTTGTCTGAATATTGGGTAATAATCCGGGCGGTTACTGCGCCTATTGCCATGCTCGGTTATCCCTTCTGTTTATTGAAATTGGCTTGCAGGGTCTTCTGTGCGTCGTCCATCGCTGATCTGATATTGGCATAAATCCGGGGGCGATCGCGATCAATGACGGCCCAAATTCCGCGACTGGCTTTGCGGAAGCGGTCGTTCATGTTGCCGATCATCTTGCGGCCGGTTCCTTGCCCTGGTGTCCTTCGTCCTGCGACTTCAAAGATAACGCCGGCGGCTGTCTTATTGAAAAGTGCGCCGGCGCTTGTCGTGTAATCGGCTCTCACGCGGCCTTCAGACCGAGTTTTAACGATGCCCTGTCGGATTGCCTGTGGATCCCAGGCTGGCCAGCCTTCGCCGCCTCTGGTGGTCTTTCGTGGGTTCTTTGCCGGTGTTGATCGCCATCCACTCATGGGCGGCTTAGTTGGAATCTGATCCCTGGCGTCGCCTTCGGCTAGGCGCAGCTCGTCGTTGATTACTTTATTCAAACGACGAGCTGCATCCTTGTCGAATTTTTTCAAGGCTGCTGTGGTTTCTTTGATGCCGCTAATTGCAACGACTTCATTGGCCATGTTTGTTTGCCGCCTTTGCCTTTTCCTTGAGATAGATCACGATCGCTTCAAGGATGCCGTCTGGTGCATCTAATAAAGCGATCGGATCTATTCCTGTCTCCACAGAAACTGCTGCTATTGAATATGTCAGGCTGTCTCTGTGGATTCTGAATTTGGGTCTGTGTCTAGTTGCACTCCGTCGAGCGTATCTAAGAAGTCAGGGCCAAATGGTTTTACAACGTGTCCATTTGCTTTAAGTGCAAGCCATCCGAGATAGTAGATATGCTCGAGTTTCTGCTCTTCGCCGATGAGTTTTGCTAGGCCTTTGCCGTACTTCTGTTCAAAGTCGACGATGATGCGTGGACGTAATGAGAACGTTTTTTCCACGCCATCAGTCGTCTTAACTTTGATATTGAGTCCATCCATCTTTGTTTCCCCCTATTTTCTTTAGGATGTTGCTTTGGTAATTGCGCCGGAGATCGGCCAAGTCACACTCGCAGTTGCTAACTCACCAATGGATCCATTTAGAGGAGTCCATTCTGAAATTAGAGCTGAGAATGTGTATTGCGGATTGATTGTTGTTGTTGTTCCTGCTACTGGCTTTGCTACGACTGTCGCTGCTGTTCCAAGTAACGGATAGATTGTCTGCTCTAGTGCAGATGTTGCATAGTCCTGGTTAAATTCGAACGTCACAGAATTGTCTGCTAATCCGGCAACACGTGTCTTCGCTGTGTTTCCGAACGCAGTTGTCTCGACGATGTCATATGTTGTATTGAGACTGATGCTCGTGATGTATTGAGATAAATCTGTGCTTGCAACGACAACAGATGCGTTTGTTAGTACAAGTCTTGGCATTATGCGACCGCCTTCGTGATTGCTCCGGTAACTGGCCAAGTCACAGATGCTGTGGCCAATTCACCGACGGATCCGTTGATCGGAGTCCACTCTGAAATGATAGCACTGCATGTGTATGACGGATTGAATGCGCTTGTGGTTGATCCGTTTGGCTTGACGATTACTGTTGATGCTTGTCCGAGGAGCGGATAGATTGTCTGCTCCACTTCGCCTGTTGCGAAGTCCTGGTGAAATTCAAGTGTTACTGAATTGTCTACAAGACCAGCAACGCGTGTCTTTACTGCTGTCGATGCGAATGCTGTTGTTTCGACTACGTCGTATGTTGAGTTGAGTGTTACTGATGCGACCAAATCGCTCAGATCCACTCCACCGACGGATATAAATGCGTTAGTTAGAACTATGCGAGGCATTATTTAGTCGCTCCTTCTTCTGTTTCGGTTTTGATGGATGGGGTTTGTGTTGCTGTGTTACTTGCTTTGATGTGGTTTCCAGCGATCAGAGTTTCTGGACTGATTCCTGCATCTTGCAATTCTTTTAGTGTGAGCGTGTCGCCTGTGGTCTTTCCGCAGACTTCTCGATGTGAAATTACTGTGTATGCCATGTGGTTCTCCTTATCCCCAGATTGTTAGGCGGTATCGGTACGAGAGGAATGTGTTCGATTGCGAGTCGTATGTTCCGGATTCTGCGCCAATGACTCGCAATGTCTGGCATGTTCCGCCGAGCGTTCTGTCTCCCTCTATAGCTGCTTTGATGGATGTTGCCCCTGTTCCTGCAAGGTATCCATCGAGCTTGTCCTGGCCTGCTCTCTCTGAGAAGCGCTGGACGATCACATAAATATCAACGTTTGCCTGGTCTAATCCCCGGGCGTTATCGATATCAAATGTGAAATCTAACTGACCGACGATCGCGCATGGCGGTGTTACTGGTTCTGGGATTAATTCGTAAACTCGAAGCCCTGAGATTGTTTGAAGTCTTGTCTTGAGTGCATCTCGCACCTGGCTTGGTTGCATTGGCATTATTTAGCCAGCCCATTGTTCTTGCGGAATG